TTGACGTTGATAAATTATCAAAGCGATACGACAATCTAACAAAATTAATTCGCAAAGGCGAAATATCGGATCAAATGGGTTTTGCCATTGAAGCCGAAATATTAAAACTAAAATCATTATTTATTGAGTTCACAAAGCCGGTTGATGAAATCACTTTGCCGAATGTTGAAGTAAAAAACAATGATTCAGAAGTGTTCAATTATTTAATTAATTCCTTAAAAAAATAAAAATGGAAGAAAATTTAAAAAACCAATTGGATCAATTCAATAATGCTATTGATTCAAAAATCGAAAAGTCTAACAACGAAGTTGTTGAAAACGTTGTTGTAAAGGCGAACGAAATCGTTAAATCTGAAATTTCAGAAATGGCGACAAAATTAAACGAAAGATTAGATGCAATTGAAGTGGCTAACAAAAAAGCGTTTAGCACAAAAAAAAGAATGACATTCAAAGGCGCATTAAACGAAGCGTTTGAAGGTGGAGCAATCGAAAATCTTGCAAAAGGAAATTCAAGAAGTGCATCATTCGAAATTAAAGCGGACATGACAGTTGCTGCGGATTTTACCGGCGAAGTTATTCCGGCGGACCGCGTTCCAGGATACAAATTTGATCCAACAAGACCGGTTCACGTTAGACAATTATTGGCGCAAGGTTCAACGCAATCAGATGTTGTTCGTTTCGTAAAAGAAAGCGGATATTCAAACGGCGCGGCTGCAACGGCTCAAGGTGCGACATTAGGTCAATCGGATTTCGATATGACGGCAGCAGATGCAAACGTTCGTAAAATCGGAACGTATTTCAGAATCAGCGAGGAAATGTTGGCAGATACACCACAATTAACAAGTTATTTATCAGCGCGTGCGCCGGAAAAACTTTTGGAAATTGAGGATACGCAAATATTAAGTGGCGACGGAACCGGAGCAAATTTAAGCGGTATTATTACAGATGCAACGGCATTCGCTGCGGGCGATTTAGCCGATTCAGTTGATAACGCAAACGATTTTGACGTGATAGTTGCAGCATTAAACCAATTAGCAAATGCTAATTACAATGCAGATTGTATCATGTTAAATCCTTCAGATTTCCATAAAATCCTATTATTAAAAGATTCGCAAAATAACTATCTTAAAGATCAAGTTTATAACGGTTTACAACCGGTATTTATGGGCGTTAAAGTTGTATTAAATACTGCAATACCGGCCGGCGATTTCTTAATTGGAAACTTTGGCGTTGGGACGCAATTATGGGTTCGTGACGGATTAAACGTTGAGTTTTTCCGCGAAGACGGAACAAACGTTCGCGACGGATTCGTAACGGTAAGAGTGAGCGAGAGAGTAGCTTTAACAAACTATTTGCCAAATGCGTTTGTTAGTGGCGATTTCGCAACTGCAAAAGCAGCATTAGAAACACCATAATAACATTTAATTGTTATAAATTAGGGCCTGGAATTAATTTCCGGGCCTTTTTTTATTTCCTTATTTTATAGGGGTTACAAAAGAAAATGAAAAAAAACTTTAAAAAAAAACTGAAAATATTTTTTTAATTCAATAATCGGTTGTAGATTTGTATCAAACAAAAACAAATAAATATTAAAATTATGGAAACTTTAAATTTAGAAACTACACAAAAAGAAATCAGAACATTCAAAAAGAACGTATTATCAAACCTTGAAAGATCATTAATCGGCGATTTAAAAACAATTATTGACGTTGTGAGATATAACGACACAAATCATTCATTAATCAACGCGTCAAATGTATCAACAAATTTTAACAGATTGGAAAACTACATTTGCGGAATTTATGACGGATTTTTGTACAACAAAGGATTCAATCAAGAAATCGAAACAATCAAAGATTTTTTCAGAAACAATGAAATGGACGAAAAAGTCATGTTATACAGAGTATTTTCAAGCGTTGAAAATCTTGTTAAAACAATAAATAATCGATTGGACGAAATGCCACGTTTTGAAATTTCAGAAAACGAAGCGCATTTACAAAATTTTTAAAAAAACATTAACCGGCGCGTTTCGGCGCGCCATATTTTTAAAACAATGAAAACAATTAAAACAATTATCAAACATTACAAACAAGAAATGAATTTAACGCCTTTTAAGACGGTTAAATTAGAAACCGGCATAATATGCCAACATTATAGAAACGGAACAATTAAAGTGCTTTAAAATGGACAGACTAGACAAATTGATTGATTTATTTGAATTATCGGAAAATGTTTATATTTTAAACGAATTAAAGTTGTTAAAAACCGAAATCAATACTTTGGTTGTAGATACACAAATTGAAACGTTGAAAAATTTAAAAAAGGAATTAATCTCAAAAATTTAAAAATTATGTACGGAATAAATTATCCAGGCGACGAACCGGAATTTGAATGCGCCGTTTGTGGTGTTGCAATGTTTGAAGATGCCGGCGTTTGTTCAAACGTTTGTTTTGAAGCGGACCAATTATAAAGACATGAAGAAAATTTATATAAAATACATTTTAACGATATTGTTTATTTTTTTTGCAATTAGAATATTGTTATTATTTAACGATTTGACAACCGCGTTATTTTTGGGAACATTAGCCATTTGCGTTGCATTGTCGGACGACAATTAAATTTCATAATTTAATTTTTATTTATTTTGTTTGAAAGTCGATCATTAAGTTGGTCGGCTTTTTTTTTGTAATTTTATAAAATGAATCCAAACGTTTTTGGTTGCTATTCAGAATATTTATTCGCCGTTAAGGCAATGGAAAATAATTTGTTGGTTTCGTTTCCTTTATTGAATACGTCCGTTTATGATTGCATTGTTGATTCGCCTAATGGTTTGCTAAAAGTTCAAATTAAAGGTATTAACGAAAAAAACAGAAAGCGAAATCGAATTTTATTAAAAGATACTAGCGGAAAATATTATAATAAAAACGACGTTGATTTTTTCGCCATATATTCAAAAGAACGAAACGGTTTTTTTATAATTAAGAATGACGGAAAAATAAAATCATTTACATTAGGATTAAAAAAATATTCAAAATTTTTTAATAACTTTGCGCAAATGTAATTTCATTACTTGTTTTCTATTCTATTAAAAGCGTCACAAAATTAATGTGGCGCTTTTTTTTTATCTTTACGCAAAATACAATATCATGAAGTTAATAATTAATCAATCAATTTTAAGAGGTGGCAAACGTTACAATGAAGGCGACAAAATAGAATTGCCGGATAACATTGCAAAAAATTGGATTGCGAAGGGTTTTGCGTCTAAAGTTAGAAAAAAGCAAAACAAAGAAAATTTTGAAACGAAGGAATTGAAAATTGAATCAATTGAATCAAAAGACGATGCGACAAATTAAAATAAATTCAACAACCGGAAACGAATTGTTGACCGGTCAAAATGTTAAAGATTACGTTCGTATTGATACGTCCGCAGATGACAATATTATTTCCGCAATGATTACACAAGCGCGGATTTGGTGCGAAAATTATATTTCGCGTGATATTGTGGCAAAAAATAGAACGTATTATTTAGATTCGACAAACGGAATTTTTGATTTGCCATTTGGTCCAATTGCTAGCATTGAGGAAATCACTATTGACGGAACCGTAACAACGGATTACGAAATTTTAGGTTTGGATAATGAAACCATTGAATTGGATCAAGGTCCAGGCGAACGCGTCAAAATTACGTACATAACAAACGGAATTGACGACGGATTGATTAAACAAGCGATGTTACAATTAATTTCGACGTATTACGACAATAGAAGCGATTTTATAGAAGGTTCGATTTCAGAAATACCAACATCAACAAAATCAATTTTAACGTCTTATAAATCAGTTTTCATATAATGAACGCCGGAAAATTAAATTCAAAAATTACAATCAAACGTTTGACAAAAACGCCGGACGATTTCGGCGGTTTCAATTCTACATTGTCGAACGTTGCAACGGTATGGTGCGATTTAAAACAAATTAAAGGCGAAATAAACGACAAATTCGGCAAACGTGAACAAGATATTCAAATCGAAATAACAATGCGTAAAAATACCGCGCAATTGATTCAGTTAGGCGACATTTTTACATTGGAAAATCAAACGCAAAAATATAGAATCAACGACAAATTTGATTTTGATTTGGATTTTCACACAAAATTATTAGCGACAAAATCCGTATAAATGAACGTTAACATAAAAATAAATCAATCGGATTTAAGCAAACTAAAAAATAAGTTGGATAAAATGCGCGCGTTTGAATCCAGGACCGTTTCCGCAGAATTAGGAAAAACCGGATTAGATATTGTCAGAATGGCAAAACGTTCGGCGCCGGTTGACAAAGGCGCATTAAAACAATCCATTAGCACACAACGAAGTGGAAAATCCGTTGACGTTATAGCGGCCGCACATTACGCGCCTTATGTTGAATTTGGAACCGGTGGTTCGGTTGATTTAACCGATATGTTAGAATTAGGTATTCCGCCAAGTTACGCCGCACAATTTAAAGGCAAAGGAATAAAAGAAGTTAATTTGCCGGCGCGTCCGTTCTTTTTTAGTTCGGCGCGAATAGGGTTTAAAAATTTATTAAATCGTCTTAATGGCGAAATAAAAAAAGCAATTAAATAATGTTAGAAGCGATTCATTTTGTACGCAAAGCAATCATTGCAAAATTAAACGGCAACGTTACAATTGACGGATCAAACGTTCCGATTTATGGACGCGTTCCAACAAATGCGAGTTATCCATTTATTCGCGTTTATTCCGTATCAAATGACGAAACGGACCAAAACCAAACGTCGTTCAATTTGGAAACAATAACGCGCGTTGAATGCGTCACAAGGTTTGCAAGTGATGACGGCGGCGAATTGGATTCAAATTTAATGGTTTCGCAATGCCTGGAGCAATTACGCACACGTTCGGCCAATTATATTGATTTGACCGCAAACGGTTTTAATGTTTATACAAGCGTAAACGAAGGCGTTAAATATTTACAAGACGATTTAAAAGACTTTACATATTTTCGCGCCATTATTGAATTGTCAAATAAAATTGAACAAATCGATTCGGTTGGCGGTTTACAAAGCGAATTGCAAAACGAATTACAATCATAAAAAATAACCAATGGCAAAAATTACCTATACAAATAAAACAGACAATCAAACGTCAGTATTGCCGGCAATTAATAAAGTAACGGCCGCAGATTTAAACGAAATAAAAACGTCCGTAAATGACATTTACGATACATTAGGCGGATTCGCTTATTATGTTGACACCGCAACAAGCGTGACGCCAATAAGTTTGACGGCGGACACCTGGACCGATTTAACAAACGACAAAGCCGGTTCCAATACACATTCGCATTTGCCGTCATATGTTGTTGGCGATTTATGGGATTCAGCAGCAAACAAAATTGACACGTCGAAAGTTGGAGCAAATAAAATAATTTTAGTTAGAAACGATTTTGACGTTACGGCCGGCGCTGCAAATACTAGAATTGACGCGCGTTTATTTTTTCCGGACACCGGAAAATCAATTGAATTTTCACACGACAACATTGCGTCAAATGGCGATCAAGTTCGTTATTCTCGAACGACGCAAATATTCACACAAACAAGCGAATTAACCGGCGGTTGCAAAATACAAGTCAAAGCCGACAAATCC